CTGTACCACCTTTTTCATCTTCCCATGTCATGCGTTTAACTACTTTTGTTGCTTCTGGGTTAAAAACTCCAACGTATAATCTTTTAAAACCTACTGTATAAGAACCTTGTTCTTCTGCCATTGCTTATTTCCTCCTTAAAAATTAAAAAGCACACCTATTCGATTAAGTAGTTCAGTTTTGGAGTACAAAAAGTGAAAATGTAAACCTAAATGAGTATCAAATTGCAACTGAATTTGATACTCGTTTTTTATTGTTAAATCAACGTTTGTTGTTAATTTACACCACAAAATGTAAGTTAAAATGTATATAAAAATGCGAACGTGAAATAATTATTGTAGGAATGCAAATTGGTGTGTTAAAATGGTTACAATTTACTAAGCAAAAAGGGGTGCATTTTCCTATGCAATTTCTTGAGCCAAAAAATAAGAACGCTAAGTCTGTGGATTGGGAAATATCAGAGCAAGTAAGGGTGATAGTTAAGCAATACGCTGAATATGCAGAGCGTACTGAAAGCGAAGCAGTGGATGAATTCTTATTGAACATTTTAGACGATAAGAAGTTTATTGAATGGATTGCCAACAAGCGAAGTAATAAGCGGATTGTTGAAAAAATGGGTATCAAAGATAGAGTGGGTTGATAGACAATGACCAAGCTTAAAAGATTAGCCACGAAGGAAGATGAAATTGTAGATGTTAAAATTCCGATTTCAAACGAAGAATTAAAAGATAGGGCTAAACAATATGATTTATTAACTCCAAAACGATTTGCAACAAGGTATAACAAAATGTTGTTCTTGCCAACGTCTTTTAAATGGAACGGTTCTGAATATCCCATTCAATATAATTACTGCATCAATCCGTTTTGTTGTAATTTTGGGAAAGAACAGCACAAATTCAAAGATGTAAAAGGGAAACCAAGTCGATATAAAATGACTGGTAGTTCCAAAGATAAAGGTCATAAAGGTATGTACTGCAATGACAATCCTATTGGCAGAGGTGTATCGCAAAACTGTACAGTAACCCCTTTATCTAATTGGTCTGTTGTTGAAGAAATTAAACGCCTTATAGAAATCAATAGCATCCAAGATGTTGAGCCAGATTATCAATTTCATAAAGAAGGCTGCTCGGAAGAAGAATCAACCCCATTCAATGAGCCGAAGCAATTTTACAAAAGGGGGAAAAGTAGGGGCAAATCTCAACGCTATCAATGTAAGGCGTGTAAGAAGTTCACTAATGTTCTACCAAAAAGAGAAGAAACCACTACTTATCACCAACAAAAGAACACCATTCTTCCAATGTTCGCTAAGATGGTTGTTGGAAGGGTTTCAGTCAGTCGTACTTGTGATATTTTAGGAATTGGAGTTGGAACCTACTATCATAAGCTGGAGTGGCTGTATAGGCGTTGTTTGGAGTTTTTAGAACGATATGAGACACAACCCCTTCAAACAAAGAAATTTAACGAGATGTGGCTTAATACGGACAAGATGCACTACTACCTAAATAACGTCCGTAAGAAAGGACAAGGTTCAAAGAAATATACGGGGTTTGAAGACCTTAATATGCAAACGTATATAGTTGTATCTGCTGAGGTCTTATCAAGATATGTGTTCCGTTCTGATGTTGCCTATGATTGGAATATTTCAATGGATGAATTAAATGAAGATACAAGAAAATTCAAAGAAGACCATCTCAATACTTTTAGTCGTAAAAATGATAGGTTAGATTGGTCTTATTATCCACAAGAACCATCCGCTAACGATAGCGAAAATAGGAATGCTTATCTTCACGAATTAGGGAAAATTACTAATAGGAGTAGATTTGTCGATGGTTTAAATGTTGATGCTCCTTATACTACAACTGCTCACTATTGGTTAATTAAACAAATGGTTAATGCCGACGAATGGCGAATGATTAGTGATGATGACTTCTCTATTAGAAACGCCTTTTATAGAGTATTCACGAAAGAATTAAGGTTGAGCGATGCACATCATTTTATTTGCCAAGTTAACAAGACGAAAAGCAGAAAACAATGCTTAAAAGAATTCGGACAAGCAAAAGCAGAACTGCTCGATTGGGGAGATATCAGAGGATTCAAAACAAAGTTTCTACGGACTTTGGCATCTCATTATCTAACTGAATTACTAACAAGTCATCAATTCCACGAAGAGGCTATTAGTAAAGATGGAGAAAGATATCGCAAATATGCCGATAACCCTATCAAACATCCATTAGCCACTAAGGATAAAGGATTTTATTCAGTTGATTGTAGAACGGATTTATCTGCTCTGGAACCAAACGAAATCGCAAAGATGCTATTAAATGTTAATGACCATTCGACCAATAGCTTTATTCAACAGATAAGACGTTATATATCATCTCTTGAAAGACCATTAACAACAGCTCGTGGTGATAAGAAGAGCTATATTTACGCTAACTTCAATCCGAAGTATGCTCAATTTGCGATTACAATTCTAAGAACTTACTACAACTTTTGTCGCCCTTTTAAATCAGCGGATAAAAAGGTTTTGACACCTGCTCAAAGATTAGGGATTACAGATAAACAATTTGATTGGAAAGATATAATTTATTTCAAATGACAAAAAGAGCTTGGAGTAATCCCAAGCTCTTGTGCTTTATCTTTACTGTTCTTCTTCAATTAACGCACCCGTTAACTCAATAAGTTTTTTCTTTCATATACATGAAAATAGTAGTTATACGGATTTTTATCATTCTTTATCCCTTTTTGGGCAAATACCTCATTCCATTCCTCATAATTCACTTCTGGAAAAAAAGTATCTCCTTCGAATTCATGATGTATTTTTGTGATGTACATTTTCTCAACATAAGGGAAAAACAAATTATAAATCTGTTCTCCTCCGAAAATAAAAATTTCTTCTTCGTTTTTACATAACTCAAAAACATCTTCTATTGAATGAACAATTTCACAACCATTAAAGGTAAACCCCTTATCTCTCGTCAGAATAATATTTCTTCTGTCAGGTAAGGCTCTTCCGATTGATTCAAGGTTCTTCCTACCTAATATTATCGGATGTCCCTTTGTAGTATTTTTAACATATTCCCAGTCCTTGGGAATCCTCCAAGGAATGTCATTCTCTTTGCCAATCACTCTATTCTTATCCATCGCAGCAATCAAAGAAACTTTCATTTATAACACAGCCTTTTTAACTAATTTACCATCTAATTTCTTATTTCTATCAAAAAACCTTTTCTCATTATCCTGCCCGTTAGTTGAATAAGCAATTTTTTCTATAAGTTATATTATCATAATACCACAAAATCACAAATTTTCATTCAATTATCATTTTCAATTGCATTTTATAAATCATTTTGTATGTAATTTGGTATGTAAGTTAAAATGAAAAAAGTAGTCCATTTTGAAGTACATTTTGTCATTTTGTACTCCAAAACTGAACTACTTACTATTCGATGCGCTGATTTTTATAATATATATTTTTTGGTATGCCTTGATAACGTCTCGACATCACATAACGTTTAGTTTCTTCAAAATAAGCATCTAACTGACTAGATGCTTGAATTAAATTTTGTTGATATAACAGGTATCTTATTCGTTTTGTTATATCAATTGTTTTCTGATTATTTGAAGATTCTACATCTATTTGAATTAAGTATTCTTCACTAAGATATTTATCAGACATAAAGTCTGAAGGTAAATCATAAATAGGTGTAATAACAACAAAAGGTTTGGAAGTTTCAGCATTTTCAGTGACTTTATAATAGTATATTCTAGAATTTATATATGTTTGGAGCTCTGCATCAGATAATAAAATTCCTTTTACAGTGTTTAATATATTCATTTATCTGGCCAACTCCTTTTTTATAATTTCTCTATACTTACGTTCACTAGCAGCTAATGTTTTTGCAATAACTCCAAAACCTCTTGGTGTATATTTTTTACCGTCTCTTGTATAACCATGTTCATTCAAGTGAATAATGTTTTTGCGATTCATAGGACCTACCCATTCAATTAAAACAGCTCTTTCTTGACTGCCAACTTTTGTATAAGGTTTAGATTTAGTCATTTCTTCTATACTAGCACCCGTATCTTTAAAACTCTCGAATTCTTTCTTTAAAGTCTTTATAAAAAATTCAGATGCTTTATTTAAAGCTCTATCACTCTTAGCTTGCATTGCTTGTTTACCGTATACCGATTCTAATTTCTTCAACACTTCAGGTATCCCTTTAATTTCTACACTCATTTTTCTGATAAAACCACTGTATTATAGCCAATATCTGGTGTATCAATTCTTATTTCTACAATGTTGAATAATTTATCGGAATATAATGCACTGTCAATTTTAACTAAGTGATTTGTTTGTGGTAGATATTCAATTTTAGAAGACCTAACAATTATGGTTAATCCTGATTTTGATTCAGTCGTTTTTAAAATTTCTCTATCTTTCATAGAAGGATTATATATTTTACAAAAGCAACTATACAATTTCATTTTTTCCTCTTCATCTGGATATGGTCCTTTGTTTATATATTGAAAAAAATACGCGCGATCTTTAAATTCATTAAATTCCATTTAAAAATCACCTACCACTTTTTTAATTTCAAAATCATTTTTTGCAATCCTTTTTCATTAAACACCTTGCTTCTAGATTGGTCATTTGAGTATCCACGACTTTCATAATCTCTTGCAATGATATATTTAATAGCTGTACAAAAAAGCGGGTATTCCAAGTCATCTTTGTCATAATCTGGAACCCCACTTAATAGTAGCTCAGACTTAGCCGATTGAATGAGACCTTCAATTAAATCATTTTCGAAATTATAGTCAATTCTCAACCACAATTTAATTTCTTCTAAACTCATTTCATCACCCCTATTCGGCTGATATTACAGCTGATTTAGCCTTAGCTGTTACATTAACCTTTTGGGGCTTAGCTGGGTAATGAACCTGTATTTTCTTTTGCTTTTGCAATTCTGAATGCGCTGTCTAATGTACGTTGCTGATCATACCATGCAGTTAATACAAATAAATATTCGCCTTTTTTAACATCTTTATCAGTGTCATAAGTTGTGCCATCATAGTTAATTCCAAAATAATTGAAATCTCCAACAATAGGCTTAACTGCTGCATCTGTAAATACTACTGGTTTGCCAAATACTTTTTCTGCTGGTGTGTCAAAGAAATTTGTTGTTCCATTTGAAAGAACACTAATAATTTTGACATAATCTGCATATCGCATATAAATTGTTGCGTTATCACGATAATCTTCATGTAAATCTGCTAAAGCGTTAATAATAGCATCATACATGTCTGCTCCCTCAACTTCTTTAACAGATCCATTATAAAATGACATGTGTTCTAATCCAGATTTAGGACTTACTGCTAAGGCATCTTTACGCTCTTTAGCTGCTAATCCTGATTGTAGTGCGTTTTCAACCCAGTTTACTAAATCTACATCTGATCCATGAATTACAGTATCTGAAATTGCAGCAAATACTTTGAATTTATTAGTAGTGAACTTGACTGTATCACCTTTTGATTTTAATTCTTTTGCTGTTTCTACGTCTGTAATGAAATCATCATCGTCTAAAGTGTATGAAACTCTTGGAATCTCTAAACCTTTAATGTTAGTTAGACGAGCTTTTTCACGTAATTGGTTTTTAGCAAATGGTTCTGAAACAATTTCTTTAGAAAGTGTTTTTGGTAAGAGCTTATCTCCACCTGAATCATTTCCTGTTGGTAAAGCGTGTAATAAACGTTGTGCCTCCATTGAAGGTTTTTCAAATTCATTTGGTAAAATCGCGTGACGATAAAACTCTGCCTTAGCTTTAACCATCTTCTCATTATCACTTAAAGATTGATAAGCTTCTCCTTTATCTTTAACTTTCGCTTTTTCTTTCTCTTCAATGTCTTGCACTTGTCTTTCAACAATGTTAAATCTTTGTTGTAAGCCTGCTTTTTCTGTTTCTAGTTGTTTGATGTCTTCCATATCAATATTTGGATCTGTTGCTTTCTGACTCAATTCATCATTTTTATTTTTTAATTGTTGTCCAATCATACCTAAGGATTGTTTTAATTCATATAATGTCGGCATTTCATTTCCTCCTAATAATTCATTGTCATTTTTAAAATTTCGCATTCGCGTTTAATTTTTTCTCTTTTTTCTTTTTCTTCTAGTGACATACTTTCTTTAGGTGTTTCAACCAATTCAGATGTATCTACATCATCAATTTTAGTGATTTTGTCTACATCTTTCTTTAAATCTTCTGGGACGTTCTCGAAACGCTTATATTGCTCTTTAGAGATACTAGCAGCTATTTCATTAGCTCCTAAAATTTCATCTATCAAGCCGAAAGACAAGGCTTCTTCTGCAGTAAGCCAAGTTTCTGCATCTAACATCTGTTTTAAGTGTTCTTGATCTAAATCTTTTGCTTTATCTAAATAAGCTGAATTACTAACAGCATCTGTTTTATCAAGTAAATCCGCTGTCTTTCTTAATTCTTCTGCATTACCTACAGTCATAACCCATGAATTATGAATCATTAAAAAACTATTTTTGTGCATAAAAATAGTGTCACCACTCATAGCGATAACACTAGCAATTGATGCCGCTAAGGCATCGACATAGATATTAATTTTTGCAGGATGCATTTTTAGCATATTGTATATTGCATGCCCTTCAAATACACTGCCTCCAGATGAATTTATATGAACATCTATTTCACTGATGTCTCCTAGTTCATCTAGTTTATTTTTGAAATCTGTAGCAGTTACATCACTTTCAAACCATTTATCACTTACAATATCACCATAAATAAATATTTCACCTTTACTTTTTGATTTTCTTTTCATTTGAAAATACTTAGCTTTCATTGAC